GGTTGCGATTGCTTCACTCATGGTCTTTTCCTGGTCTTAGTAGATGATCTTCTGAACGTTGAACACAACGGTCTGAGCGCTTGGGGTTTTGCCGCCAGTGTTGACGGCGCCGAGTTCGGAGATGCTGCAGCCCTCAAGCCGGATGGCCTGGTTTGCCGCGGTGATGATCTGGATATTGAACAAGCGGGCCGCCGAGGTTTTCTGAGCGCGCCAGAGGTCCGTGTATTTGTCCAGGCTTTCGCTTGTCTGCTGGAAGTCCTGCTCGAATGTTCCCGACTGATCGGTGCTGAACTGGGTCACAGCGCCGTCGAAGCCGACATCCATCGCGGAGCCTTCGGAGTTCGGGATGACGCGGATAGAGTCGCCGGAAAGGTGACCCACATCCTGCGATCCGTTGCCGATGACCGTGCAGAGTGCCTGGTTGAGGAACAAGGTATTACGCGACATAGCCGGCGCTCCTTAGCTGTAGGCGTTGATTGCGATGGCGATGGAGTGGATCGCGCCGCGCAAGTTGACGTTGATGGTGAAGGGTGGACCGATTCGATCGGCGCGTTCGGCGACGGTCTGGAGTTCGAACAGGCCCGGAATGATCGTGTACGGAGGGTCAATACGGAAGCCATCGATGTTGCTCAGGTCCAGCACGCGGCGAGCGCTCAAGACGCCGTTGAAGATGTACTTCTCGCAGATTTGCTGCAGTCCGTCCTGGAGCTTGGCCTGCCCGGCCGGATCGTTCCCGACCACACCATTTCTCAAGAAGACGTTGTATTCGGCGACCTCCAGCTCTTCCTTGAAGTTGTCCAGGTTGACCACGTCGTCCATGTACCACGAGGTATTTCCTGTGGTCCCTTCGCGGTTAACTCGGGCGGTGTTCCCGGTCAGCGTGAAGGTGTTGTAGCTCTTCGAGCGAAGCACCTGCCATTGGGTCTCGGTGAGGCCAACGGTCGGAATGCCTACCAGGTCCTTGAACTTGGCAGTGATGGTCGCCTCTCGCTGCGCGTAGTTCACGGACAGCATGACGGCGATCAGCGCCATGTCAGGATAGAAGTTCGCGTCGTCGTGGTAGTAGGGCCAGGCGCGGAACAGGCCGAGTTCTTCGATCTCTGGGCCAAGGTCGGTAGTGCTGTTCGGATCCCAGGCAAGAGGGCTGTTGCTCACCAGCGGCATGACAAGGCCATTGGCTTGCGCCCACTGCCCCGCGGCCACCTGGTCCGGGCTGTCGCGATAGGCTGCGTCGAGAATCCAGCCGTACAGGAACGAACCGCCGCAGCGCCCGGCCTCTTTGATCAGCCCAAGCTCGGAGGCCAGATCACCCGGCGTATAGCCTGGCTGCACAACAGCAGTTCCGAGCCGACCATTCAGGAAGCCTGGACCCGAAATATCAACGCCAGCCGCAGGCGATACGGGCGCCAGAACGGAAACGGTCGATCCGTCGCCGGTTGTGCCCGAGGTGATGCGGATCTGGGTGCCACTGATAACCGCAGTCGCGCCAGTGAAGCCCGCGGTAACCAGGGCGGCCTGGATGCGCGTTGCGACCTGGGCCAGCGTGGTGTCAGTGGAGAAGTTGAGGCCGGTGATGTTGTGGCTGATGCCATCGATTGATACGGCGAAAGATCCAGTGGTAACCGCCTGGAAAGCCGCCAGCGTGCCAATGGCACCGGACAGCAGGTAGCCTGCCTGCGGCGTGTCGAACACCTGACCGATTGCCATGCGCGCCGCCCGCTTGGGCTGGGCGAAGAAGTCACGAGCAGCCTTGAGGCCTTCTGCGGTGACCCGGGCATCACCCTGCACGGCGGTGAAGGTCGAGTAGAAGGCCAGCCGGCCTGCGCCGAAGTCAAAGGTGCCGCCTGCCTGAGCGAAGACGGCAACGGAAAGATCGGTGGTTTGTTCGGCGCCAGGACGGTTTACCGTGACCTGGACATCCAGCGAGCGCGGCAGCGATGCACTGCCGCAGTTGATTACGTCGACCATCTAGTGGCACTCCCCTTGGGTTTGTCGGAACGTCTCGCTGAAGTCCTTCTCAGGCGCGTTCAGCGTGGTGTCTTGGTGCTCGAGCGTTTCGGGGGCGGCGAACAGGTCGACCGCAGCGAACAGCGTCACCCGCAATTGTACACGCTGACGGAAAGTTCCAACCTCTACCGCGCTAACGTCGGTCATCGGACTGATACCGGACAGTCCACAGAACTTGTACAGTTCGTTCAGGCGCTGCGACTGGCGGAAGGACAGGCCGAACTTTGCGGCGTCTTGCATGGCCTGACCGCCAACGATATTGACCAGGAAGATCAGCGGCGTGTTTGTGGAGATGATGCGCTGATTGGCGCCGTCGACCTTGATGATCGGGAAGTCCGAAAGTTCAAGATTTTCCAGATCCCACATCGCGTATGGCCTTGCTGGTGCCGGGCCTTCACCTATCCGGCCCTGAACGATTTCGCGGCCCAACTGAGACAGGAGGGCCGCGAATGCATCTTCTACTTGTGTGATCGTGGCGATCATGTGGATCTCCTTTTGCCCCTGCTGTACCAGTAGAGCACGTGGCGTTTTGCGTCGGCAGGGATCTCGGCGATTGGCCAGCGCAGGCACTCCAGATGCTTTCGACCTGGATTTGATCTTCCCACGCGCATGGTTTGCACGAGATACGCCGATCCCGCCTCTGTGGTGATGAAGTCCCCGACCTGAAGATCTGGGAAGCCATCAGCGTACAACTTGCACGACGTATATGGCTGCCGCCTCATGTGATGGTCCCGTCCACGTTGACATATCGGGTGAGGATGTACCGGCCAATCTTGGCATGCGGGCGCCAGTCCTGGATGGCCCAGACCTTCCAGATATCGCCATTGTGCCGGATGTAGGTTTGGGTGCCGCTCGATGATCCGTTGACGTTGGTGGCGTACTGCAGGCGCTTGCGGGTGTGCATGACCTGCGCACCGTCTGCCTGTGCGCCCTCTGGGAGCAGCGCTATGGTCTTGTCCCCGGCAGGCTGTACGTTGGCGTCGGCTACTGCGTAATCCGAGCCCTGCGCGATTACAGGCCGTCCAGAGGCATCCCTGCTGTGCAAGACATCGAACGCCTGAACAGTGTGCGTGAGAAGGTTGTGGGTGACGTGAATCGGTAGGATCAGCATGTCATGGCTTCCTGACGACATGGGTTAGCGAGTTGCGCAGGAGGGCGGTGTCTATCAGCGGCTGCGCGCTGCCCTTGGCTTCGATGGTTGACTCTGCGTTTGGCTCCCATTCGACGCCCGTGAAAACCTCCTTGAACGATGCCTCGGCGAATGGCCCCATCTGCTTCAGGATTTCCTCGATGGTGATCTTCCCCTCATTGAGCAGAGGCACCAGCTCGGCGGCGACCTTTCCAGCATCGCCAGCCAGAGCCGCCTGGGCGCCGGCTTCCATAAACGGGCGCGCCGGTATCCCCCGAGACTGTGAACCGAAGTTGTTCACAGCTGCAACGAGAGTTACCGGCGTTCCATCTGGGTATTTTATGCCGCCCGTTTCTGAGGCTGGATAGCCAACGGCCAACACCGATTCGTCCTTGTAGCGCTTGATCAGCCTTTCGAGCCATCCCGGGTTCGACTGGACGACTCGGGCGCTCACCAGCTCAACCGCCCGCGATTAAGGCACTGACGCTGCAGTGCCGAGTACGCTTGTCCGTATGGGGTCTGGCTGAGCCATTCCTGGGTGGCCGACTTGGGCGCGCTGCTCTGGGCGAAGGCGAAGGAGATGCCCTCCTCGCTGCCGGATGCGAGCACGCCTGTCTGCGGGATCACCACGCCGCCCGTCTCGGTCTCGCTGGCTGATGCCTGGCGGGCTTGAGACAGGGCGAGCTGGTGAGCTGCGTAGTTGAGGGCAGCCTTTGCATAGCAGCGCCCCCATGCGCCCTGATCCAGCTCGTCGGCCGCATCGTCCAAGTAGATCGCGATCACCGCGTCATCGATGGTGGCGAACTCGGGGAACAGGGCGCGGAACGTAGCCAGATCAGGGGTCATGGCTTACTTCGCCTTGCGGTCGGTTTTGCCGGCGGCCGGCTCGTCGAGGTTCAATTCCTTGAGTTCGACCTTGCTGTCGATCTTGACGCGGTCGTCTTTCTCTTTCAGCTCTTCCGGAGCGGAGGCCTGTTTCGGGTTTTCCAGTTCGTCGCTATCGACGGCGACTTCCTTGGTGCCGCGGTTGACGACCAGGTGGCGGCCGGTCAGCAGGGCTTCAATCACCTTGTTGCCCTTGCTGATGGTCTTCCAGTGCTCGTCATCGATCGGAACCGACTGGCCAGGGTTGATGGTGATGGCTGCATTGATCGGCTGGTTATCGCCGCCGAATACACCCGGGATGATGAAAGCGCGCTTTTGACGGTTGGTTACGGTGAACATTGGTCTTTCTCCAAAAAGGCGCCCGAAGGCGCCATGGTGAGGTTGTGGTCAGATGCCGTCGACGAACAGCGCCGAGGTTGGGTATGGCATGTGGTAGCTGCCGAACTTCCAGTGGGCGAACAGATCGGTCGCGAACTGGCGATCCTGCGGAGGCAGCATCTCGAACGGGTTGGACATCGGCATGTAGTGGTGATCCGGACTTGGGTCCGAAACACGCATGCGGTCAGCGCCACCGGTGCCAGCGCCATCGAGGTAACGCAGGCCGACAACTTCCAGCTCTTGCCCGGTGATAGTGCGGTACGGGTTATTGCGGCGGATGTAGTCCAGAACAGTCACGTTCTCACCGGTGGCGCCCGAAGATCCGCCCATGCGCTGGCCGGCGATCTGCATGAACTGCTTCAGCGGCAGCTCGATCTTGCCCGGGATGAAAATGCCCTTGCTGTTTTCGTACACGGTGCCCAGCGCGGTGAAGATGTCGCGAGCGATCTCGTCACCGGTGGCCACGGCCCAGGTGGTTCCGCCGGCAGCCTTGACGCTGGCGGTGGTGGTCGGGACCAGGGAGTAGTCGACGTAGCCCGCGAAGCCCAGATCTTCGTAACCGAAGAAGAACACTTCCTCGATGTGACGCTCGGAAGCTTCACGCATCACGACGCCCAGATCAGTCAGCAGGTTCATGCCTTCGAAACCGAAGGACACGGCGCGGATGTCGTCGATGTCGGCCGATGCCATGACGCCGGCGGATTCCAGAGGAATGACCACCTTGTTCATGGACAGGCCAACGGTCGGGATGTCCTTGCCGATGGCGGCACGGAACGCACCCTTGCCGCGGCGATCGCGGACACGGTAGCTGACCAACTTGGCGCCCGGGTTGATGCTGGTATCGATCGAAGCTTGCGGAATGGTCTTGGACCACAGGATCTCCGGCAACAGGACGTCGTACGCCCTCGCGGTGATCTGCTCGTAGATATCGACGGTGAAGCCCATCTGGCCATTCATGCCGGCAGGGTTGCCCGGCGTCATGGCGTTCATGATTGCGGCCATTTGCGCAAGCGGGACATTCAAGTCCGCAGCCAGTTGCTGCGCGTTCATGATTCGACTTTGGTTCATGTTGCTCCCCTTAAGCTGCTGGCTGAGGCACTGGCCCCAGAAGAATACGGCTGACAGTACCAGCGGCGCCGGCACCATACCAGTAAGCACCAGGAACCAGAATACGCCCGGCCGCTGCTGCTTTAGCGAAACGACCGACGCCGATGGTTGCATCGCTGATCGACAGATACACCGGGTCTTTGTGTGCCACGGTCACGCCGGCCGGAACCAGTGCGCCGATCTGCACGCCGCTGCCCAGTTCAGCAACTGCGATCATCGTTGTGTCGCGGACGGTAACCGGGTTGTTCGAGGCATCCGAACTGGATGCCTGATTCAAAACCGAGATGCCAACGAAGTTATCGACGGTGGTGGTCGCGTCGACGTTCTTCACACCGTAGGGGGTTAGGATCGGATCGTTTTGACCGTTTACGGTGCCCTGCATTACGCCGCGGCCCAGCAGGATGATTTCTTCGGTACGGAAGCTGCGAACTGCTTCGCACAGCGCGACAGAGCCGTACTCGGCCAGTTGGCCTTCATACAGCGCGCCGAAGGTATCGTAGAACGTGGTTTGGACGGCTTGAAGGCTCATTACTTATCACCTTTGGTTGGGTACAGGCGGGCCATGCGAGCGTTTTTGTCGCTCATTGCCGGCTGCTGTTGCTGGCTGCTGTTTAGAACCACGACGCTGGCGCCGGTCGGCGTGCGCTGCTGGGTGCCGGAGGTTTCGACCAGTCCTTGGTACATGCCCTTCACGTATCCTTCCTGCTTCGCTTCTTCGGCAGTCAGCTCAGGCTTGCCGTTGGCAACGCGAACCGAGTTGACGACGTGGGCGCGCAGGGCATGGCCGCGCAGCTTCTTGCTGGTGTCGAGCTTCAGGCCTTTCGAGTTCATTACCTCGACGGCCTCTTCATTCTCGATTGCCATTTCTTCAGCGGCTTCGGCGATTGCATCGGTCGACAGGGCGGAATCAAGCTGATCCTTGTAGGACTGGATCATGCCTTCGAGTTCGGCAATGCGGTCGGTCTTAACCTTGGTTTCTTCGCGCAGAGTGGCCAGCTCATCCAGCGCTTCCTGCAACTGCTCAGGGGTGATGGCAGCGGATGCCACTTCCTCGTTCTCGAGCATGGCCTCCTCGAGGATTGGCGCGTCTTCGTTTGCAACGCGCACGACTCGGGATTTCCCGGTCTTGGTGTTGCGGATTTGAACCCGAGTGAATTCCATCTTTGGAGCCTCTTTTTCATTGATGATGCGGACTGAAGCACCCGCCCGACCCGCACCGGGAGGCAGAAGCGCAGAGTGATTATAACGCAGCTTTACAAAATACCCATCGTATGCTTCGCCAGCAGGGCTCATGCCTTGCTCCCATACGATCCCCCAGTCCCCGGCGCTGGAGATCTCCTCGAGGCGCTGAGGGTCACCCGGAGGAAGCATAACGCGCCGGACGGCCTCGGGCTTCTTGAGGAGGATCCCAGAGATCAGGTGTGGCACGCCGTCGATGTCCTGGATCGTCGGTGTGCCGGAGATGTTGCCGCAGTCGCTCAGGTCGGCCGCAGTCTGCCAGGTGTGCCCGATGACAACCGGCATACCCTCCAGGGTCGAGATACCCTCGGGATCTGACAGCTCTTCGGGCGACACATAGACGCGAAGCTCGGATAGACCTGCCGGCGGATTGGAGGCCTCGAGCTCATCGCGCTGGTAGGTCATCACGCCTGCGCAGAGGATGGAGGCCGTACAACGCAAAAACCCCGTGTCGGGGTCATAGCGCCAGGCGTTGTTCTGGATTCGTGCCGCAGTCGTGATTCTCATACGTACTGAGCCTTCAGTTTTTCAAGGTTGAGTTTCGGCTTAGCATAACACCGGCAGTTGGGCGCATGGCCTGGGTGCCCGTCGAACGGGGGCTTGGCCCAGCTGTATGTCACCCCCTCCCGATCCCAGTGGTCGCCGTGCACGCGGTTACCCTTTGGGTACAGCCCGGATGGGTTGCCGACCACGCGCCGGTCCTGGGCGTTGTGCCAGGTGTACTCGTCGATGCCATTGTCCTGCTGGCGGGCCTGGTTCAGGTCGCCGGTCAGCTTGGCAGTTTGGTCGCGGGCGATGAACTTGGCCCGGTTTTTCGAGATGCCTCCGATCTTCTGCAGGCGCTGGGTCAGCGACACGCCATCGACTTGGGGCACTCCGCGGTAGTTGTCCAGAACGGCTTGGCTGACCTTGGCGAAGTGCTCGGTCGAGATCGACTTGATCAGTGCAGTGTTGTCCACCAGAGCCTGGTCCAGCAGTGGCTTGATGTTCGGGCTGTCGATGACGGTAGCGAAGTCCACGCTGAGGGCGCTGGCGATGTTCTTCTGCATGGCCTCCTTGTTGGCCACGTCGGCAGCAGTAACGAACGAACGGGCCGTTTGCGGGGCAAGCTGTTCAAGCCTTGCCTGGGCCTGCTGCGCCATCCCGGCCAGCGTGGTGGCCACGGTAGAGCGGTCAGCGCCCGAGGCGAGCAGGTCGGATAGGTTTGCGGTCTGGCCTTTTAGGTAGCGCACCTGCTGGTCAAGAAGATCTAGGTAGTTCTTCCGAACCGAGCGCGGGATCTTGACAGGGCGCATGTTGCGCTCGTTCTTCTTTTTCCCGTCCTTGGCTGCGGCAGGCAGGATGATCATCTCCGCACCTCGATGATGAAGATGTCTTCAGGATAGGACTTGCGCATCACGCGCAGGCCCTGCAGGAAGTACACATCGCCATAGCGGCCGCAGAGTTCGGCAACGATCTGCTGGCCATTCTTGCGAAGTCCGGCCATGCCGGTGGCGATGATCTTGGCCCGGACCACCTCACAGCGCAGGCAGGTCATGGCGCACCCAATGCGGCGATGTTGGCGGCCAGCTCTGCCTCAAGCTCTTCTGGTGTCTTGGTCGATTCCTCACCCCCCTCCTCGATCAGCTCTGGTTTGATCTCGACCTTCAGGGCGTCACGCTGCTTGAGCTCGTCAAGGGCTTCAGCATCGCTGATGAGCTGGGCAGTCTGCAGGGCGATGACGTTGGCCACGTCAGCGGTGCGCACCTGGGATTGCTCCAGCTCGCTCAGGGACCACAGCGGCTCGAAGACGACATCGATGTCCACGGGAGAATATTCATCGCCCAGAACGGACGGCCCGGCCACCTTCAGCCACTTCATCAGGCGCGGGCGCAGCTCTTGCCGGCGCTTGGCCTCAAGGCCTCCATAGTAGTTCTCGAGCGACGTACCGCCGTCGCCGGCGTTCAGGCCGCCCGGGGCCTGGCTGAAGAAACGACTACCTGGGATGTCGAACGCCGCCGCCAGCACCTGCATGAACGTCATGACCAGCTCGGGCACGCTGCCGAAGGACGGGCTGATGGTGGTGATCGGGTCGGAGTCGCCCGGCTGCCTGTCAACCACGGCGCCCCGGAACAGGTTTATCTGGTTGACGATGTCCTGCATCTTCTTGAGCGCGCCCTGGCCTTGCTTCGTCGCCTCGAGGTCCATGGTGTCGGCCTGGAACAGAAACACGCTGGCGCGCTGCACAAGCTGATAGGCGGCCTGGCGCGATCCGGTTGCCCGGGTCAGGTCGTCGAGCATGGACATCAGAACAGACACACCGAACCCGTCGTTGCGGATCCACTGGCTCGGCATGATGCTCGAGTCTGGGGCCTGCAGCAGCGGATCACCCTTGAACAGGATCAGGCGGTCGCGGTGCACCTGGATACCATTCACCCAGTAGGTCAGCGGGTCGCCATAGGTCGGGGACAGCGGGTCCCAGTCGATGGTGGTGTTCGTCACCCTGGTGCGCGGAATCACGTTGATGAACTTCAGGCAGCCCTTCCCAAGCGCTTCGAAGTTAACCGGCTCGCATGGGTCGGCAGCGCCATCGGCAATCCCCATGAAGATGACGCACCCGCCGATCAGCCGCTCCAGGCGCATGGCCTGCTTGAACTTCTCGAGCACGCTGAGCGAGTCGCCGAAGGTGACCATCAGGGCCGACTGCTCATCGCTCAGGCCTTCGTACTTCCAGCCATCGCGGAGCTGGTCGTCGACCGGGATGCAGATCCCCTTCTTCGAAGCCCAGTCGCTGAAGTACAGGTCGACGACAAACTTGTCTTGCTGAAACGGCGAGAGCCGGGCGGTTGCCGGCTCTTGGAATTGCCCGTAATCAAACTCGGACCCGATGCCGGAGAATCGCCCGACGTTGTTCGTGACCTTGGCGCTCTGCACGCCCTTGCTCGGAGCGCTACGCTGCCGGCCGTTTTTCGTTCTCTTCTTCGACACGTTGGGTGCCTCCGCCGTATTTTGTCCAGACCGAAACGGCCATGGTGATGCAGTCTACATCGTCGTCATGCGCGTGAGAGTCGTCGGTGGTGAAGGCCGAGCACTGGTCGACCACCTGCTCAACCCATGGCTCAATCTCTGGATCTGGCAGCCAAACATCACCGCTGAAGATGTTCCAGGATGCCTCCTTCACGCGGCCGACCTTGTCGTCAGGGTAGCCGTAATCCTTTGGCTTCCACGCCACAGCCCGGATCCCGCGCTTGCGCAGGGACTGGATCAGGCTGAGGCCGCTAGCCTTGGCCTCGATGTACATCCGCTGTGCATCATCCTTGCTCTTCCAGAACTTGTCCGCGCCGATCAGCAGGTCCGGGAACTCCCAGTGTGCGGAGACTCGGTCAATAAGGTAGAGACGCCGGCCGCGCTCTGCGCCCCACAGCTGCAGGGCCGATGGGTCATTGGCGTTGTTCTTGGTGTAGGCCGTGTCAGCCACGAAGAAGAAGAACGTACACCGCTGCATGACCTCCTCCTTGCTGGCGTAGTAGCGCCACCAGTGCGACTTGAGCAGGTTGCCCTCCAGACTGCTCGGCCGCTGCTGCATCTGGCTGTTGAACATGGCCCTGGCCACGGGGTTGATCTCGCCGCGGTCGTTCTTCTTGTCGCGCATGGCCTTGAGCTTTTCGACCGAGTGCTTGGCCGGCCACAGAGCGCGCTCCGTTGGGAGGCCCTCGTCGATCAGCGCTGGCATGCAGCGGTGGAACCATTGCATCTCGGTGTCGGCCAGCAGGTAGGCCGTGAAGTCCTTCTCGCCGATCCGCTGCATGACCACAATGGTCGGCGTGCGCGGGCTGTTACGCCGGCTCTTGATCGTCTCGTCCCAGTTGGTGTTGACCTCTTCCCTGATGGTCTCGTGCTTGTAGTCCTTGGGCTTGAGCGGGTCATCGATCATCAGGGCGCCAGAGAAGTTGAACTCCTCGGTCTCTTCGTCCCACTCATCCATGCGCCCGGCGCCGAAGCCGGTAACAGAACCGCCGGACGGGGCAGCCATGAACACGCCGCCCTGCGCGGTTGCCCAGGCATCTTTGGATGAGGTGTGCCCGGAGATGGTGATCTCGGGCCAGAGCTGGCGGAACTCGGCAGACGTGACGATCGAGCGGATACCCTCGGAGTTCCGCTTCACCAGCTTGTCCGCGTAGGAAAGGTGCAGGAACTCGCAGCGAGGGTTCTTCATGAAGCACCATGAAGCGAACAGCACGATCACCAGCTCGGTCTTCGAGTACCGCGGCGGCATGTTCAGGATGTAGTTCTGGATCTCGCCGCGGTATATGGCCTCGAGGTCGTCACAGATGACCTGGTGGTGCTCGCTGAATGCGAACTTGACGCTCTTGCGCGCCTTGAACATGTACCTGGCATAGAACGTAAAACTCTCCTCGCACTTCTCCCTGATGCGCGTGAGCATCTGCTGTGGGGTGATGGGCGGGATCTTGGCCTGGGCGGTCATACGTCGTCTTCGAGGGCTTTGTCCAGGAGCGCCTGCTGGGCCTCAGTAAGCGGAACCTCGGACGTGAGGATGTGCCCGGTGAGGTCATGCTTCTGGGCCGCATCCCAGCCCTGCATCTTGGCCAGTCGCTCAACGGAACGGATGCGATCTCGCTTGGTCACCCCGGGCGCTCGGGCAAACCCAGACATGATCTGAAGCGCCTCATCCCTGCCCATGATGGTCTGGTTCAGGTCGTATGAATACATTTCATCCATGAAAGCTTTGACTTTAGTATTTTTCATCATGACGCTGACTATGTTGTCAAGCGCTGTTTCCTTCGCTTTCCCCCCTGCTTCCTTGTAGGCCTGTCGCTGGTTCATGCCATTGAGCACGTTGATGCAGACCCGCTTTTGCAGGCTGGTCAGCTTGTCGAATAGGGCCTGTTGCTCTGGGGTAAGTCGCAAGGATTCTTTGGCCATGGTCTTGGTCTCTGAAAGTTCCGTGAAAAAATCGGTTGACGCTGGCGAGTTTATCACGCCCACAAAAAAGCCCCACCGGGTTAGGGCGGGGCTTTATTTCCGAACTCTTAGCTGTCGGCGCTCTTGCCCGCGCTTCCCGGGTGTGTCGTGGTTTAAGCGTCCCACGCAAAGCATGAGCAGATTGCTACTCATCCCCCAGATCGTCAAGCACTGCCTCTTCGGCGGCTTCGAGTTCGAGGTCTTGGATGGCTTCTTCGAGTTCGTTCATGGTCTTGCCCTCGGTCTTGATTGGGCAATCATACCAAAATTTGGAGCCCTCGCCGGCTGGATTCGAACCAGCATTCGTTACCTTTTCCGAAAAAAGCTTGGTCGCTGATCAGGCGCTTCCACTTCTTCAGATCCGGCCGTTTCCCCATTCCAGGTATCAGGGCACTGACGTGGCATTGCAGGTTCGTAACGTGAACCACTCGGCAGGTATGGAGACCGTGAGACCCCGGCGAAGACCAAAACGCCGCCTGCCGGGGAATGATACGGGTCACGCTGACTGCAAATCAAGCGGCGTGACGGTGACGGTGACGCCCGGGCTTTCCGAGAACACCTTGCGGCCCGACCATTCGACGACCTGGGTGTCGTCGACCCACATACAGCCGTTGAAGGCGTCCCAGAAAACTTTTTTCACGTTGTCGGCGTCGGGCTTGATGGTCGGCGCGATTGATCCATCCGCAGCGCCGGCCTTCTTCGCCTTGTTCCACGACTCCCGGATCGAGTGACGAATCTCCATCTCGAACCGGACTGGGCCAGTGAAGCGCGGAACGAACTGCAGCATCAGGAACATATCCTTTGCCGGAAGTTTTCGAAGGCCCCAGATCTGCTCTGCCATCTGCTGACCGTAAAGCGTGCGGGCCACCTCCATCTGGATTGCCAGTTCGTAATCGCGTGTATCTTGCGGCGTATAGACCCTGACGAATCCACCTTGAACCGAATGCCTGGAGCGGCCTTTACCTTTTGGCTGCCCCTCCACAACGATCAGCACGGCCTGATCCGAAAGGTCCTTGGACGGCTCTTCGAAAAGATCCATCATTCGCGCATACGGTTCAACGCTTCGTCTACCGCCTCCTTGGCCTTTTCTTCTTCCTTCGCGTCACGCGCCGCCACCAACTGCTCAGACTCTCTGGCCTTCTCGCCCAGGTTGTCGCAGTAGAAGACCTCCATGTTGTTCTCAGGCGTCTTGAACCGGAGCAGCCTGGCGCCACGCTTACCGCGCTTGGCTGAAAACATGCCGATTACCGAGCCTGGGCTGACCCAGCCGATCCGCTTCATCGGCTTTTCGGCGCGCTCATGGTGCAGGTTCGATTCGACTTTTGGCAGCAGCTCGAGCATGTCCATCACGTTCAGCTCGACGGTTTTGTCGCCTTGGTGCTCGGCACGCTGGACCGATGCGCGGACGAAGGCAAGCGTCATTTCGATGCTCATTGGCCTTTCTCCTTGGCCATGGCCGCGTCTATGCATTCATCCAAGCTGCCGTATTCACGACCCATCTCATGCCCTCGGCAATCGACGTCGGCGTTCTCCGTGATCCACCGATACCGCTCGGCATCCCGCTTTGCCTCAACAAGAAACGCCTCAAGCTGAGCCTGGATCGTTTTTGGAAGTTCCTCATTCTGCTTGCGCAGCACCTCGTTCTCGGCCTTGAGCTCGTCTCGCTGAGCACGCAATGCGCGGTTAGAGAGCATGGTCTTAATCTTCGACTCACGAGCTGTCATGTACTGGTTGTTTATGTCCCATTCCCGCGCCTTACCTGCGGATACCTGGTGCTGCAGAGCAGAGATCTCATCCAGAAGTGCAAGAACAGTGGTCGGCGTCATTTCACCAAGAAACTTTGCCTTTGCCTCGCGCTCTGGGCATGGCCCGGAATGCTTCGGGCTTCCTACGCGCATATTGGCGATATAAGCGTGGTCATCTCGAATGGCGTACTCGGTCCATTTGTCCTGAAGAAACCTCCAGTTGAAGTTTCCGCAGGCCTTGGCCATTTCCCGAAGCTTGTCTTTTTCGATAGTCATTGCTGTTCTCCTTCAGCCTGCGCGCAGCTCGGGCAGCCGTCATGATGAAAATGCATTCCGTCATGGTGAGGGCAGATTATCGCGCTGCACTGATGGCATTCGCCATTGTCCTTGTCGCAGTGGTTAAGCAGCGCATCGATCGTTGGTACTTGCGCATCCCATCCCGCGCAGAAACTCCGGTACGCCCCCGCGATCCCCGGCAGCCGATACCCGTCCTGGTGCAGCCAGCGGTACTGGGCAAGCGTTTCGACTGGTAGGTCGTGCTGGCCGGCATAGTGGATCTCGAATTTCTCCTGACGTGTCATGGCTTCACCTCACACAGCGGCCAGATCAATTGCGCCTCACGCAGCGCCCCGGCGTGGTCCTGCGGCCCATCCATCAGCACCATCGAGAACGGGCTGAAGCCTGGGACTTGGATTGTCCATACGCGCTTCATGGCGCCACCTTCAGGCCCTGGGCTTGGATTGCCGCGATTACTTCTTCCCTGCTCGGACGGAAATGATCGGGCAGCTCCACCACCACGGCCTCGCGGGAGGCGACCCAAGCGTTCCGCATGTGCACCACGACGTGGGTTTCAAGCGGCATCCAGCCATTGGCTTCGCGCTTCTTCTCGTACTCGACGAAAAATTCCTCAAACTGTTTTTCGAACTGCGCGCGCATCTTGTTGGTGTCCATCAGAAAGTCACCTCCGCATCAGCGATGTCATCGCCAAACGCCCGAACAGCCTTGCTCTGCGGTGCCTCGTGTAGTGCCTCATCAAGCGCCACGAATGCCAGCCTTGCCTGCATGAAGGCCTTGCCGATCACCCGCCGGTGCACCAGCTCGTTGTGCATGTCGGCGATGGCCTTGCGCTGGCCGGCGATGAGCTGTTCTTGCTGGCCGATGACAGCGGTTGCGGCGCCGAGCTTTTCGCCGAGGTCGTCAGCGAGCTTCTCGGCATCAAGGCAGTCCTTGGCAACGGCCTGTACGCGGCGCAGCTCATCCCCTGCGATCACCAACGCCTCCTGCGACTTGCGATAGGCCTCGTCCACGGCGCGCATGCGCTCTTGGCAGTCGTCGCGCTCCTTGGTCATCTCGGCCAGTCGGCGCTTCAGGTCTGGATACTCGAAACGCTGCAGCTCCTCCAGGTGCTCCTCGAGCGCAGTCTCCAGCGCATCGGTGGCCTTGGGGTGCTTCTTGGCCTTGCGGATCTTCGCCAGGGCGCCATACAGGTCGTGCCGGGTCTGCTCGATCTTGGATGCTCCATTCGGCGCCTTTACGGTAGGCATTGGCAGCGGATCTTTCAGTTGTGGCAGTTGGTCTTTGGTCATGGTCTTGCTCCGGTCTTTGGTTGGTCAGAATGGAAAATCGAAGTAAAGCTTCCAGTCGTTGTAAGCGGCGGCCGGCGTCTTGCCATAGCCGATTATGTCGTTGCCGAACATGTTCGGGCCGGTGCACTTCCAGAGCGCCTGGACGAAGTCAGTTCGGATTACGCGCCTGAGGTGTGGTTTTCTCCGGATCTTTGGTTTCATCGCTTGATCCCCAGCTTGGCGCGCATCTCGGCGCGTAGCTCATCGGTTGATTTTCGATCAAGGCCCTGGTCCTTGATCCTTTGCTTCACCAGCCAGTCATTGGCATGGTCGGATTTCTCCAGCTCGCCTTGTGCTGCGTCCATGCCGATCTGCAGTTGTCCGTCGACCAGTGGCTCGCCGCGGTTCAGCTTGGCCACCAGATCCGCATAGCGCTTGTTGAACCTGCCCTGCACCGTCTCAGCCTTCGGGATGCCATGGCGGATGCTGTACCAGTCCGTCAGTCGTCCGGCCTCCTGCACGATCGGGTGGCTGAACTTCCACTGCGTCGGGTCAGTGCTGGCGTTGACGGCTTCACGCCATGCCATGGCCACGTCCGGTATCTCCGACGCTGCACCAACACGGCACAGCTCACGAAGCTCGACGGCGCCCGGCGGCCACTTGGCCAACTCTCCCGGCTGCGAGGTCCAGGCACGAACGCCCGTCGCAAGCTGCTGCCCGTTGATGCCCGAGAAGATCTTCCCCCAGTTCCCCGAGTCGTCGCCCAGGCCGTGCACGCTGGTCCACTTGTGGCCGTACAGCTCAGTCATCAATTCCCACAAGCGAACCATCAGCGTCGTTGATGCGGGTGAACTCTCCTTCCCAGTCTGTTCGTCCTTCGCCCAACCAGGCTGGCGGTAGTTCTCCATCTGGCGGAGATCCATGTCCCGCCTGTCCATGTCGCTCGGCTTCGATCTCGCGCCCACGTTGGCGGACTTGATCAACGAGGCTAGGGCGGCTTGCCCCGCTTCTTTGTCCGTTGGTTCCTTCGACATACGGCTTCACCTCGTCTTCCCATTTTTTCTTGTTGAGCCAGGTGGCGGCATTCGGAACAAACTGCCCGTCATCCTTCACCCACTGCTCACAAACCAGATGCACCGACAGGGACTTCATGATGGTGGGCAGCATGTCCTTCTTGATCTTTCCCCACGCCTTCACTGCGTCGGCCTTCGAAACCTTCTTCGGGTACAGCTTCCAGAAAACCGCGAAGGCATCGGACATAGTCTTTTGCTCTTGTTCTTTCTCTTCTCTTCTCTTCTCTTCTCTAGGTAACGCATCGCTAACGCCAGCATCGTTAGCTTCAGCGTTACTTTTTACCTTATGATTTGCGACCCTTTTTGCCGTAAGTGCCCGATTCTTAGCGGTTTTACCGTTGTGCCTTTCGAAATTTGGCAGAGTGATCACGCCGTCGGCATTCGTCATCCAGCCGACCGACTCCATCAAATCGCAAAAACCGGTAACGCCCACCAAACGGTCGAGTAACTTTTTGCTAACGCTCGGAGCGTTACCATCCTCGCTCTGCTGATCGAACCAGACCCATACCCTGAGAAGCTTTCCGACCGCTGCGTCCAGATCAATATCAGCTGCGTCGGCGATCTGGCAGACCTCTGGCTTCTCGAGCGTTGCGGTCTCGAACTTGATCCAGTCTCCTGCCATCTCAATCACCGTTTCCATGCCCAAAGTCCTTCAGGGATTTGATGAATTTTGGGCCAAGGGTTATGTCGCTTCCGTCAAGCCACCTGGCCAAGAACCTCAACACGTGCCCGGAATAGATCTGGTCCATGCTCAGTCCTCCCCCAGCGCCACGAACTCGCTGACCTTCATCTTCAACGCCACCGCGATGCTCTCCAATCGCTCATGGGTGATGATCATCTTCCCGTTGACCATCTTGCTGATATTGCTCCGGTGAATCCCGGTTGCCTCTGCCAGGTCACCCTGACCCATGCTGCGCATCGCAAGGCCTACCCGGATGGATTTTTGGAGGTTCATGGCTATTCCTTTGTTGGTTGGTGGTGGCAAATATAGCGCGGGGATGAATCTTTAACAAGTGCAAATTGTGCTTGACTAGCACATGAACAGAATCTACAGTTCGTCTCACCAAGGCGCACCGCCGAGGATTGTTCAAATAACCAGCCGAGGATTTCACCATGCGTCCGCCGACCAAAGATCGGCACACAAGCTGACCGCAAGCCCGCCATGTGCGGGCTTTGCCAGTACCGAAACCCGAACGAGACCAAGACCATGATTCCCAAAGAAGGCAATGACCTGCTGGAGCTGCACCTTGAGCAGGGCCGCAAGGCAGAGAGCGATGTTCTGGCCGAGCGCATGCTCACCGGCGCCGAAGCGATCCTCGGCTATGCGCTGGCCTGCAACCACCTGACGCCGGTCGAGTACGGCGGCCGCATCGCCTCGGTGAAGCTGATCCGAGCTCAGCGGGATAACCGCAATATCGAGCTTGCTGCCCAGCAGGCTGGACTTACAAAAAACTGACCGCGCCTGGAGGCCATATGGAAATCAGCTTTGAAACCAACGATTTATACGTCGGTCCGCACGGCGGCAGGAGCGTCCACGTAACTGCCAATGTTGACGGCCCATTGATCGCATCCGAGCTGACCGATGATGATCGTCTGAATGGCTTGAATGTGCATGTGGTTCGGGCGTGGCTGCTCAAGAACGATAGTCACGACGACATTCTCGAGGACATAGGCCTCGACAAGATCCACGAATTTTTGTCGCACTGCGACTGACCGAGCCCGGAGGCCCGAGATGGAAACCATGACCCTGATCTTCACGCACAAGACTTGGCTCGGCGCGCTGTCTCTGGCCTACGACGCCGGTATCGAAAATGTCCACGCTTGGTCGCAGCGCGCCTGCCTGTGTGGAGAGTGGACGATCTGCTACGAGGTGAAATGCTGATGGCCAAGCCGACGAAGTACGACCTGATCATTAGCGCTGTAGCCATCGTAATCATCGTGATGATGGGAGTTTGAAATGAGCAAGAATGACGGCGGTACCGCCTTTCCAATGCAGGACGGCTCGGCGATTCATGCATACGCCCTTACCGCCAGCCACGGCATCAAGGATCACGAAGAGCGCGAAACCGCATACATCAAGGCGCGTGGCGAGGCCGTCAGCGGCATGTCACTGCGCGACTACTTCGCGGCCAAGGCAATGTCTGGGTTTATTGCGGCGAGCGAAAAGCGCGTGGCTTATCCCGAAATGCTTGCAGAGGAGGCTTATGTGATCGCCGATTCTATGCTCGCCGCCCGGGTGAAGCCATGAGCGGCTGGATCAAGTGCAGCGACAGGCTACCAGCCGACATCAACCCAGTTCTGGCGTTCGGTCAGAGCGACAGCAACGACGCAGAGTACGCATTCATCGGCTGGACCGATGGTGACAAGTGGTTCGAGGTCAATAACGGCGACTACATCGACGGCGGCTATGGTGATGACTACGACGCTGTAGCCACCCACTGGCAGCCGCTGCCAGCCGACCCCACCGAGTAACCAACCACCTGGAGGCGACCATGGGCGAACAGTGCATTGCGCACATCTGCAAGATCTGTGGCAGCGCCTGGAAGACCAGGGATCGCGCCAAGAAACATGTCAATCGGCGACACAGCGATCGGGTATCTCACCGGCGCGGCCCTGGCCAGCATGTCCGGTATCTCTGGCTAGACCTTGAAAAATACCCGTATCCAAAGAAGGGTGCTCCAAATGAAAAACGTACCGCCCGAAGAAATCGAATGTCCATGGTGCCGCCGCCAGTTCTGCACCACATTCCAGCTGCAGTACCACCTTCGCATCTGCCCGGTGAAGGCGCAGAACGAAGAGCCAGCGGGGGATGCAGGATGAGCGGCGTTATCGGGTTCATCGGCGGCTGGCTGCTGCTGGCCATTCTGATCGCGGTGCTGATGTGCCGCGCCATATGCAAGGCAAAACAACGTGAGGGGAAAGGGGAATGAGTAAAGAATTTGTGATGGTGCGACGTCATGTGCATGGGTGCGCAGATAGGCGTGGCGATGATGGTCTTTGGATCAAGACTTGGCGCTCAAGGTCTCCTGGTCAGATCGTCACGAACCATACTCGGGCTCATGGCCTGTGGAGCAAGGTCGAGCGTCGCACGCAGGATGGCGGCCTGTTCCAGCGCGCCAACCCGGCTTACATCGGAACAAAGAATGGTTTCGCCAATTTTCAAGAGTTCGCGGAATGGTGCCAGTTCCAGCCTGGATACCTTGAGATTGATGAAAATGGCAACAGCTGGGAAATCGACAAAGACATCCTGGTGAAAGGCAACAAGGTCTATTCGCCAGTCAACTGCTGCTTCGTTCCTAGGCGAATAAATTCTCTCTTTACCTCCTGCCGTTCTGCTCGTGGTCATTTGCCGCTCGGAGTAACCCTGGTGAAACGCACGGGGAATTACCGAGCCTACTGCAATTCCGGTGGAACGCTTAAGCATTTGGGCATGTACGACTGCCCACTTGATGCTCACCGGGCATGGCAGGAAGAAAAGATTCATGTGATCGGATTGGCTGCGATGGAATACGACGCCATGCCTGGGTCTCGCGGCCTGGTGGTGGATGCGCTCTTGGGCCGTGCTCAGATGATTTTCAATGACATCCACGCGAATCGCGTGACAGTTGAGGTGTGACATGGAAAAGCTAAACAACCAGGGCGAGCCGGTGACGCTGCCTGCGCGACGCGAACCTGTAGGGGTAACTTCGACAGGCGGATATTCACTCATTCAAGCAAAGAAAGATCGAGGATGGAACGCATGCCTTGACGAAATCGCCAAGCTTGGACCGCTCTACTCCAGACCGGCGCAGGGTGAGCCGTTGGCCTATATGGCCAACGTGCTGAAAGGCAGCCTTGCAGGCCAGTTGATGCTGGTCGATGGTGATGCGCAGCTAACTCCTGAAATGTATGAAGGCCCGTTCGCTGTTTACCGAAACGCCGATCCTGCCGAGGTTGAGCGGCTGCGCGCCACGTCAAAGCGCCAGCAGGGTGTGATCAACACCTTCGAGTGCGAAGTAATGGATCTGCGCGCCCAGCTGGCCGAGCGGGATGCGCTGCTGCGTGAAGCTGATGGTTTATTGCGTGGAGGTGACATTGCCGCAAGAAATGATCGGGTACGGGTTCGAGTCTATGAGCTGAGCGGGAAGATAGATGCAACCCTATCCGCCAGAGCGCGATGAGCGGGCGGCGTTTGAGCGGGCCATTGTTGCCGAATGGCCTCAGGCCCCGCTCAGTCGCAAGCGCGACCTGCTGCCAAAGGATGATCCTTGCTATGGCGATTACTGCGATGAGCCCCTGCAGCGGGCGTGGGTAGGCTGGCAAGCCCGCGCCGCCCTGGAGCGCAAGCAATGAGTCCAGAATACGTCGGCGCCAGGCTCGAAGGCCGGCCGCTGTTTCTCGGCTCTCGCTGCGATATCTGTGGCAAGTACCGGAATCGCGGCAATCACACGAAGTGCAGCAAGATCAGGCAGCAAGAGTATGAGGCCGGGCTCAAGCCAAAATAGGCTTGCGCCGTTCGGCCAGGTAGTGGCAAGATCCAATCCGCTGACGGCGTGGAACCCGAAGGCAAAACGTAACGACCAGATGCCGGGGATGAAACCCATGAAGTCAGCACCGTCTCTCCTGATGATCAAGCCTCCCCGGCACTGGTCGATCTGATGGAGCGTTCCACCGGTGCTGAACTTGATGGGTTTTTTTGTGGGAGAAATTCATGAATATCGCAGTTGGCCAGCTCGATCGGCAGACATATCTGGGCGGTAGCGACATCGCCGCCATCCTGGGCCTGAGCCCTTACCGTACCCCTCTAGACGTATATCTCGACAAGGTCGAAGGCAAGCAGCCAGAAGACCCGGCCAAGGCCAAGATCTTCAAGCGCGGTACCCGGCTTGAGCCCTACATCCTCGACATGCTGGTCGAAGAAACTGGCCTTGAGCTGGTCAAGCGCGGCGAACGATACCGCGACCACGAGCATGAATTCCTTGCTGCCGAGATCGATGCCGAGGCAGACACCGGCGAGAACATCGAAGCCAAGTCTGTCAACCAGTTCGGCGCGAAGGAGTGGGGCACCGAGTGGACCGACGAGATCCCGGTCCACTACACCGCCCAGGCCATGCACGGGATGATGATCACCGGCGCCGCCCGCACCATCTTCCCGGTTTTGATTGGCATCGATGACTTCCGCATCTACGAAGTCAAGCGCGACGAGGAAACCATCGCCGGCATCCGCGACAAGGAGGTCGAGTTCTGGCAGCGCATCCAGTCGAAGGAGGCGCCAGAAGCGACCACCGTTGGCGACATCGAGCGGTTATTCGCTCGTGACCATGGCTCAGTGGTCCAGGCCAGCGACGAGATCGTCGACGCGTACAAGGCGCTGAAGGACCTGAAGAAGCGCATCAAGCTTCTGGAAGACGATGCCGACGACAAGGCCAAGGCCATCAAGCTGTTCATGCGCGAGCACCAGATCCTGAAGTTCGGCGCCGAAACCCTGCTGACCTGGAAGAGCCAGGATACTACCCGGCTCGTGCCGGACCTGTTCCGCGCCGCACACCCACGCATCGCTCGCAAGTTCGAGCGCACCACCACCAGCCGCGTCTTGCGGTTGAAGTAGGAGAAGACCATGAACGCACAAGACCTCTACCTGAAGACCACCGACCCGACCGGCAACGCATCCTCGATCATCAGCCATCACCGCGTGTGGGATCGCGAACTGTTCATGCAGTCACAGCGCGCCATGTACGCCAAGAAGATCGACACCCCTGACTTCCGCGAGGTCTCGCCTACTGACGAGGCCGCCTACCGCAAAGACCGCAACTACAAGGCGAACTGACCATGTCGACCAATCAACTGAAAGAGGCCGCCACGGGCCAAAGGCAAATAACCCCGGTACAGGCGTTTTCCGGGTTCATGGAAAAGCTGAAGCCACAGCTTGAGCTGGCGCTGCCGAAGCACCTAAGTACCGATCGCATGGCGCGCCTGGCCCTGACCGCGTTCAGCAGCAACCAGCAGCTTCAGCGTTGCACGCACTTGAGCATCGCAGCGTCCATGATGACTGCTGCTGCGCTGGGCCTGGAGCCTGGCGTGAATGGCGCCGGCTACCTGATTCCATACAAGGACACCTGCACGTTCGTTCCTGGCTGGAAGGGCCTTGTTGATCTGGTTTCGCGAAGCGGGCGCGGCACGGTCTATACCGGCGTGATCTTCAAGGACCAGAAGTACACGTTCACTGATGGCGCCCGCCGCGACCTGGTTATCCACAATGAAACAGACCTTGATGACCCGGTAGACATCACGCACGCCTATGCCATTGGCTGGGTTCGCGACGCGCAGATGCCGATCATCGAGCTGTGGTCTGTCGCCAAGATCACCAAGCATCGCAACAAGTACAACAAGGTCGGACAGCGCCACTACAGTTTCCGCGACTGGGAAATGTACTGCCGCAAGGTTCCGCTCCTGCAGGTCCTGAAGTACATGCCGTCGTCGATCGAGATGGCCAATGCCATCGCTGTCACCAACTCCGGCGAGAGCGGCCTGGGCGCAACCATCGTTGACGGCATCGTGATCGAGAACGAAGAAATGCAAGATGGACGCCGCACCGTTGACCGTGGCGCTGCCGAGATGGTCGACACCGGCACCGGCGAGATCATCCAACAGGAGGCCGAGCCTGAGCCAGAGAAAGATCCTGAACCCAAGCAGCAACGCCAGCGCCAGCAGCGCGCCGCAGCGGAAGTGAGGGACCAGCAGGACCAGCAGCAGGAAGACTTCCCACCCATGGACTGATCCGCCCGGCAAGGACGCCAGCAACACCCGAACAACCCAAACCAAAGACCATAAGGAAACACCATGAAAGCAGAACACAAAGCCGTTATCGCCCGCGCCCGAAAAGATGGCATGCAGCCTTCCGAGATCGCCTCTGAACTGCTGCTGCACGACCTGGTGCAAGCCAGCATCAACCAGCTGAGCAAGCATGAAGTCGGCTTCCGCAAGATGTCCGAGAAGCAGCAGGACGCGGTGATCTCCGAGCTTCAGCAAGAACTCAAGGCATCGGCGCTGCTGGCTGCCCGGCTGATTGCCGGCGGAGCGACCGCGACCGTCGAGATGACCCTGAAGGACCTGAAGGTCAGCAACGGCCAGGTCGTCGGCATCGTGAAGAGCACCGAGGAGCATTACAACGACCTGATCAGCAAGGTGCAGGACAAGTCCGACGTGCTGATCGTGCTTTATGAGCGTGACTACTTCGACGCCCTGGACGGCATCGAATCGGAGAAGGACCAGAAGCCCCTGGACCTTGGCGATGAAGGAGAACAGCCTACAGCCCCGACCAAGAAATCCCGGGATGGCGGCACCAAGAAGGCCGGTGACGTGGCCAAGGCTATCGAGATCCCGCCGAAGCTCTTGGAAGACGCCAGAGCGTTCGTTACCGAGCAGCAGAACGCGACCTACGCCGGCCTGCAGAACAAGCTGAGCATCGGCATCCAGAAGGCCGAGCGCATCCTGCAGATCCTGGCTGAAGAAGGCGTGGTGCAGTTCGTCGGCGATGCGAAGGATGGCCAGTATGAGCTGGTGCGCAACAAGGACGAGCTGTCGACTGATGAGACCAAAGAGGCTATCGACCGCGAGCAGGACCAGGCGGCCGAAGTTGCCGACCTTGGAGAGGATGTACCGATGTCCGATCTGACCGACGAGCTCTACGATCGCATTGCCGCCAAGACCCGCGAGAAGGGTTCAGCATCGGCCGGCGCGCTGTCGGTGACCTTCGACATCCCGTTCGAGATCGCCGAGCAGGCCTTCGACCGCATGGAGCTGGAAGGTGTGATCGACGCCGAAGGCAACCTGTCGCCGGACGAGACCTTCCCGGTCATGGATTGATCGATCTGCAGTGAATGGGCCCCGGCATTGCTGGGGCTTTTTATTTTCAGAAAACCACTTGCGCGCATATGCAAACGCATATACAGTTCACCCATCGAAACGAACAACGCCCTGGAGGGCAAGACGATGCAAACCAATCACGAGAAAGAAGGCGCAAAGGCATTCCAAGACGGAAAGCCACTGGACGATTGCCCGCATCAGATCAGCTCTATGTCCAAGTACATCCGCATTGCTCGCCGCGAGTGGCGGCGCGGCTGGCAGGAAGCAAGCGATAAGAGTGCCAGCTAACTACCCCCACCACCCACAAGCCCCTTAACTGGGGCTTTGGCAGTACCGAAGCCAGCCGGATTTCTGGCACTAAACCGAGGCATGACCGTGGAACGAAAGAGCAGAGCCATACGGCTTAACGATCAGGAGTGGGAAAGCTTTGTGCGGCTGCTAGGGCCGGCATGGCTTCGCGACCAGATCACCAAGGCCGAGAAGCGCGAACATCGAAAACCAGTTGCACAGACCAAGGACCAAGACCAATGAAACTGAACCGAATCGAAATCAGCAACGTGATCGGCATTGGCCGAGCAGATCTGGACATGGCCAAGGCCGTCATGGTGGTGTCAGCAGATAACGCCCAAGGCAAGAGCAGCATCGCAGACGCCATCAGCATGGCCTTCCTGGGCAAGCCGCGCCGCGTTGACGCCAAGAAGGAGCTGGGCCAGCTGCTACACAACGGCGCCGAGAAGGGGCGCGTGAGTATCGCCTTCGATGATAACGACGACGGTGCAGAGTTCCGTCTGCCAAAGGGCGACCACCACGTCAGCGAGTTCGTCGGCGCCGACTCCATGCCGTTCGTTCTGGACCCGCAGAAGTTCGCCAGCCTAAGCGACGACGAACGCCGGACCATGCTATTCAAGCTGACCGCCGTGAAGGCTTCCCCGAAGCTGGTTGGCGAGAAGTTGGCCGAGCGTGGAGTCGACGAAAGCCTGATCGAAGAGATCCTTCCGATGATGCGCAGCGGCTTCCCGTCGGCGGCCAAGGAGTGCTACGCCCGGGCAACCCAGGCCAAGGGCGTGTGGCGATCGATCACCGGCAGCAACTGGGGCACCAACGTCGCCGAGGACTGGGAGGCGCCAGCGCCCGAAGGCAAGGTGCCAACCGAAAAGGACCTTCAGGAGATCGTCGCCAAGGTCACCAAGCACCAGGCCGACCTGGAAAGCGGGATCAAGTTCATCGGCGAGCAGGAGCAGGCCCAGCGCGATCATGATGGTCGAGCCGAGCGCCTATCGAAGCTTGTAGATACCGCCAGTCTGCTGAAGCGACGCCAAGCCAAGCTGGATGCCGATCAGACTGAACTGGCCAAGTGGGAAGCCAAGCTGCCAGATCTGCAGGCCGCCGTCACGGCACTCAAGGGCGCCACGGTGCCGCTGAAATGCCCATGCTGCGATGAGACGCTGAGCATGGTAGACGGGCATCTGGTGAAGTACGTAGGCCTGAAGGAGGGCACCGGAAAGATTTCCGACGCTGCGCTCGAGCTGACCAAGGCCAAGGATGCAGTCAATCTGCTGCGCAGCACAGTAGCGAAGGATCAGGAAGCCATTGCCGAGAGCAAGGCGGCCGAGCAGGAGGCTAAACGCATCAGGGGTGAGGAAGGATCAGCATTCGACGCAGACAAGATGCAGCGAGCCCGTGACAGCGTCCAGCAGCTGAAGGACGCAATTGCCCAGCTGCGCGTTGACTTCAAGGCCCTGGAAGACCTGAAGGGCGCCGCAGCGAAAGTCGACGAGAAGACCAACAAGGCAGCCGAAGCCCATGCCACAGTCAAGGCTTGGAATGCGGCCGGCGATGCCCTGGCTCCGGACGGAATCCCTGGTGAGCTGCTGAACGATGCACTGGCCCCTGTGAACCAGTCGATTGCCGTTCTCTCTGGAATGTGCGGCTGGGCCAAGGCCGTTGTAGAGCCTGACATGTCGATCACCTTCGGCGGCCGCCTGTACGGCCTGTGCAGCGAATCCGAGAAGTGGCGCGCCGACGCACTGATTGCCCTGGCCATCGCGCAGATCAGCCAACTGCGCCTTGTGATGCTTGACCGGTTCGACGTTCTGGATTCGAAATCTCGCCAGCGGCTGCTGGGTATGCTGCTGAAACTGGACCAGCTGGGCGCAATGGACACCATGATTATCGCCGGGACCATGAAGCAGCCGATGCCGCCGCACGCCAGCTACGCCAGTGTGTGGATCCGTGGCGGCATAGCGGAGACCGTATGAATGAGCTGGCACTTTTCGCAGGCGCTGGTGGCGGAATTCTCGCCGGAAAACTGCTCGGATGGAGAACGGTTTGCGCGGTGGAGATCAATACCTTTTGTTCCAGCCGACTCATGCAGCGGCAAAATGAAGGCCATCTTCAGCCGTTCCCCATTTGGGATGATGTTTGTACCTTCGACGGACGCCCCTGGAGCGGAGTTGTTGATGTCGTTTCTGGGGGCTTCCCCTGCACCGACATATCTCAGGCAGGAAAGAAGTCAGGCATTGAAGGCGAGGCCAGCAGCCTGTGGAAAGAAATGGCAAGAATCATTGGCGAAGTACGACCGCGATTCGCGTTCGTGGAAAACTCGTCAGCGCTCACTCATCGAGGACTCGGAGTTGTGCTCGGTGACCTGGCCGACCTGGGGTTCTCTGCAAGATGGGGAGTGCTGGGATCAAACCATGTTGGCGCCCCTCATGCCCGTTCCCGTTGCTGGATCGTGGCCGACTCCATGCCATGGCTCAAGCCGATGGGGCGGAACATTCCAGGAGGTCGGAGGGAGCCAGAACAAATTGCGTGGAACGCCCATAGGCAAGCTGTATGTGAACCCGGATTTCTGGGAAAACCTGATGGGATGGCCGATCGGATGGACAGGAACCGAGCCATTGGCAACGGACAAGACCCAAGAGTGGCTGCGGCAGCATTCACCATACTCAGCAAGTGAAACACAAACCGCCTAAACCGAAACAGAACAGACCAAAAGTGAGACGAAGACCATGAAAGTATTGCTCGGCGACACGGAAACAACCGGTACTGACCACGAAACGGACCAGATCATCGAGGCGGCATGGCTTCACCTGCCGGCCACCGTTGAAGGGTTCTGCGCCGTGAAGAGCCCGGAGCAATTCGAGTTCTACCATGAGAGGTTCCGGCCATCTATCCAGATCAGCCTGGGCGCAATGTCGGTGCACAACATCATCGAAGAAGACCTGGACGGCTGCGCGGATAGCGAGCGGTTCGCATGGCCTGACGATGCCGACTACCTGATCGGGCACAACATCGACTTTGACTGGCGGATGATGGGTGAGCCAGAAGTCCGCCGCATCTGCACACTGGCTCTGAGCCGTTCGATATTTCCGGAATTGGACAGCCACAAGCAAGCGGCAATGATCTACCACATCGGGCGAATCTATGGCCGCATGGCCTGGGCTCGCGACCTGGTGAAGGGTGCCCACGCCGCGCTTGATGACGTTCGCATGTGTGCCGCGCTGCTGCGCTTCCTGGTGCTGATGCTGAAGCACAAAGGCGTCGAGGTTGAATCGTGGGAGCAACTGGCACTGATCAGCGACGAAGCCCGCATCCCGACGATCATGTCGTTCGGCAAGCACAAGGGTCTGCGAATCGAGGACGTGCCCAGCGATTACGTCCGCTGGTATCGCGGGCAGGTCGACAAAGACGAATGGCTTCTCAAGGCTTTCGAGAGGGCAGGCAAATGAAGCGGATCTACATCTCCGGGCCGATGTCCGGAATCAAGGACCTGAACTACCCGGCATTCAACGCTGAGGCTGCGCGCTTGCGCGGCCTTGGCCACCACGTCGAGAACCCGGCCGAGAACCCGGAGCCACCGTTCGGGGGCTGGAGTGCCTACATGCGCATGGCGATCAAGCAGCTGATGGAGTGCGACACGATCTACTTGCTGCCGGGATACACGATGTCGAAGGGCGCGATGCTGGAGGTGTACATCGGACTATCCATGGGGATGAACTTCATGGGAGAAGATCATGAGCCAGCTTGAGCGAATAGAGGGCCGGCGCTGGGCCCGCCAGACCGCCGAGGAGATCGGCGTCCTTATGGTGCGCGGCCAAGCCAAGGGCCTGGACGATGTCATCACCGTGCTCAGCCGGGGCACGCAGAGCAAGCCCGAGGACTATGCCAAGGGCGTCAACGAAGTAATCGACCTGATCAGGAGCAACATGCAATGACCAAATCCCAACTCGTGAAAGCCTCCGCCCTCATCATGCTGGGCTTCGTCGCTGGCATGGTTGCCTCTGGAAAGGCCAAGGCAGCCCCGCACTACGTCATCAAGTCCGGCAGCATCGTCTGCTTCTACGAGGCCGACTACGATGCCCAGATGAAGGCGCTGGGCCAGGGCTACGAGAAGACCGTCGACAACTGCGGAATCGCCGGGCGCGATATTCCGGTTATTGTCATCCATGAGCGGCTGCTGTCGGCCAGTGAGGTTCAGGCAGTCGATGGCGGTACTCGGCTGTTCGTGGGGATCGAGAGCATTGGGGTGAAGAAGTGAGCGGGATCGACTGGTCCGATAAGCCAGAAGGCGCCACGCACTATTACATCGGAAGCCTAAACCCGTGGCGGGATTGCTCAGGTAAGGACTGGAAATGGTGGAACGATGGTAAGTGGCGATCACCGCATGATCCCGAGTACGCCGGCATGACTAAAGGCCTCGATCTATCAAGCAAAGGTCTTATCAGGCGAAACCCAGAACTGATCCCGTGCCCATGAAACAAGGCCCGCGCAATGCGGGCCTTTTCTTTACAGCACCACTGGCCGCTCTTCCCACTGCAGGCTGTATAGGAGCTGGGCGGCGTCGTTAACGGTAAGCCCCCCGGCCAGAGTGGCGAACCGGCCATGGAACACACCGGCAGGAAGGCCGCGCTCGCTTGAGGTCAGGCCTACGTTCTGGGCGCTGTTGTTTGCCGAGGAGGTGCGCACCTTGATTAGGTCGACCTCTGTGCCACCAGTGAAGTTTCCGCCCGTCTCCAGCGTTGCCTGGGCCGCATACAGGGGCTGCGGGCGCTCAGCCATCCGGTTGACGCCGATCACCGGGCGCTGGGTCCAGGTTCCGCTGCTGGTGGCTCCTGAGTAAATACGCAGCTCCAGAGCACCTTGCGTGAGCTCCATGACCTGCGACCAGAGGATGAAGTCGACAGGACTGGTGAAGCGGAATTGAACCGATGGGCCAGCCACCGGGATCAGGGCCTCGATGTAAGAACGGAAGAACCGGCCGGCGAAGAATCCGGTTTGGCCTGGATCTACGCGGAGGCGGGCTGACGGGCCGGTGCCCTTGTCGGTCATGAGAGAAAGCGGCGGCCATGCGGTTGGCGAGCTACTGAGCCAGAGCGTTGGGCTCGTGCCGCCAGCCAGGGCAATGAACGTGATGCGCAAGGCGCCGATGGTGCCATCGGTAAATACCGATACCTCTCCGGACGTGATCGGAACGTTCTCGCCGCCGATGATGGGCATCCAGTATGGAGACCCAAGAAGGCGTTTCTCGACGCTGACATACCCGCCAGATGGAGCGGTGGCAAAGGCTACGAAGATTCTGTGGAATCCCGACTCGCCACCGGCAATCGGGATTATCTGTGGTTCGGCTGAGGTTTGAAGGGGAAAGTTTCTGGACATGCTGTCACTCACAAGTCAATGCATCGGCCGTGTACGGCTTGCCCTCCCGCCAAGCGCGCAGGGCCGCCTTGTCCGCATTGGACTGCATCAGTGCGCAGTAAAGTTCCGGCGCCCACTTGGCTAGATCGGAGTTCTTCCGGCCTTCAGGTGCTGGAATAGGCGTATCGACCAGCAGAGATTCAGGGGGCAGTTCCCGCGGCGGCTGGACAGTCTGGGTCTGTCGGTAGCCGCAGCCGTGAAGCAACAGCATCAGGGACGCAGCCAGCGCCCCACACAGAAGAGTTCGGGTCATCTTTGAGCACTCGGTCAAGGTCAGAATGCAATCCTTTGAGTTGAGCCTGCAGGGCGGCCTCCTGGCGCTTCCGGACGGCAAGGCTTGCATCCGTCTGCGCCTGACGGGCGAGCACTGAGGCGAGCGACTTTCCCAGCTCGTCGGCCTTGTCATATGCTTCCTTGGCTTCCTTCTTGGCAGCATCTGCAGCTGACCGGGCGTCTTGAACTTGGCCAAGCATCAGATAGCCACCAACCCCAACGCCCGCGGCGAAAAGCGCCAGCCATAGCCAGTGGCTGGCGAGCAATGCCTTCAGAGCTGGCATAGCTCGGCCTCCGCGTTGCGGCGGTCCCACACCCCGGCGCAGTAGGGGTTAGGCTGTGAGCAGTCCACTTTCAGGCCGTCGCGGGTGATGTAGCGCCAGTTCAGCATGGATTTGCAGCCATCGACCTGGCGCCCGGCGTTGATCAGCTTGGCACTGGTGGACCGCTCGCAACCGGCGTCACCGATGTTCCAGCAGAACGAGCCGAACCCAGCCCAGGCCGCTTCGCTCATCGGCACCTTGATGACCCGGTGTGCTACGGCCAGGCGCCGGCCGATCTCTGACTTCCGCCATTCATCGCACTGGGCCTTGGTCATGGTGTCGCCCTTCTTGACGCCAGCCGTCTTGCCGTCGCAGATGGTCCATACCCGGGCGCCGTCCTGGTAGGCCTTCAGTTCGTAACGGTCACCGCTTTCCTTCTCGCGGATGAATTGATCCAGGATGCTGGTCTGCGATGCGCCGGCGGCTACCAAGGCCAGCACAGCAGCGGATAGATACTTGCTTGAGGTCTTCATCAGTCCTTACCCTTCGAGGTAACCGCAATGAACAAGCGGTCAAGACGGTCGTTAGTCTGGCGCTGGTGGTCGTTCGACTCCTTGCGCAGGTTGTCGATCTGCCCGCGCAGCTCCTGCGAGAAGACGGCGGCCAGGTTCTTGATGTCATTGTCCTGCAGGCCGATCTTCTCCCATACCGGGCGCAGCTCCTCCCGGTCGAGCTTCTTGGACACATCGTCACGGGTCCGTTCGATATCCTGCTCGATGTCATCCAGGCGCTTGTCTGATCGATCATTTGCACGCTTGAAGTACCAGAGCAGTAGGCCCATTGCCGGACCAAACACAAGGCCCATTGCCCAGTTTTTCAGCTCTTCCATACCATCCATCCTTGCCCCTCCCCAGGGAATAAGAAAAGGCCTCCGAAGAGGCCGCGGTCACCATTCAATTATTACGATTCCGCCACCTGGAGCTGGCTGCCCGCCGCTTACTCCAGGAGCGCCGACGGTCACCGACACACTTGTAACGCCCGTTAGGTCTACCTGTTTGATTGCGGTTCCTCCCGCAGCCGCTCCAGCCTGGCCTATATCCCCACTATCCCCGCATCCATAGATGCCAGTATTGCTTCTGCCTTCGCCAGAAACCCCAAAGAATGATCCTCCTCCAGAACTCCTGGAGCCTGGGTTGGATGAACCGCCATTCCCCCCCGGGATGTTGATATCACCTCCAGTTGCTACGCCGCCTCCACCTGCAACCGTTCCGGATGATGGCTGACCACCAGTCGCTTGACAGAACCCCCCAAAAGACGAAGTCCCGCCGCTACCACCTTGATTTCCGCCGCCCCCGCCAATCACGGTTACTTTTGGTCGACCATATCCAAGCTGCAATGATTTCGGAACGGTCCAGGTAAACACGCCAGGCGTAGAAAAAACCACAAATCCGTTAGATGCAAATTGCTCCCAATGAGTGGGAGCTGTTGTTGGATCTTGCACAGAAGTGCTAGGGCCGCTTGGTTGTGTTGCGATGTACAACAAGCCATTACTGCCAAAACTTAATGCAGGCACCGTGTAGTCAACAAGGTTTGACCAGCCCAGGATGCCCTGTTTGTCCAGAGTCGAAAGCATCGATGTCAAAAGGAACATGATCTGGTTCCAGTCTTGGGACTCAACTCTGGTTCCGTATCGCCATCCATTTGGGGTATCGTTAGCCCCGGAAGCGGCGTTTCGGTAAGCTACACCAGCAATTGGTGTTGGGGGTATTACGGTTGTTGCGTCTTCTGCAAATATCCCAGGGGATTTGAAATCACGCGTTGAGGACATAGCCAACTCCTACGAGCGCCACATCTGGCGCGCCATTATCAAGGTCCGGCGCGAATGCGTCCGGGTAGCGGAATGATACACGCCTGATCCTGCTGGTCGTAGGAAGAGGCAAGTTGAACTGATGGTCTGCAGTATCGTCTGAGAAATCATCAAGCGCCGCCCGAATGATCGAAGGAGGCGTGCTCGCAGAGAAAATGACCTCAAGGTCACCAAGACCGATATTTTTCACGCTAAGCGTTACCCCGTAGGCAAGCAGAGCGAAATATTGGATTTCTGGTGCGCTCCCGTACTTGGTGTGGTTCTTGGCGATCTTTGCGCGGATGGCTATTCGGTATTCAACATCTCCAATCTGGACCTGGCCGGCCAGTGGGGCGCCGACCACATACACCGGAGACCAGTCAGGGGCAGCGAGCGGTAGGTCTGGAGAGAAATAAGTGATTGCCCCGGCGTCAGTTAGCGGCCTGGGGAAAAGACCAACGATCCTGCCTATGACATCCAAGTTAGCGCCGACAGCCAGATCTAGAGTTCTTGCCGGCAGGGAGTCGATGATCGAATTGTGAAGCTCCTGGGTCTGATTGATGATGCTGGTCTGCATGCCGCGCAAAACAACATCACGGGAAAAGACCTCCAGCGTTCTAACGCAGGCCAGGGCCTGGAGATCCTGCCGGTAGATATCGAATTCGCTGGCCATCAGATCACCGTGATATCGATGTTGTCATCAAGGAACAGCGGGTACTGGTTCCAAGGGGTAGGGATGTCATCCTCGGTCGATGGGGAAGGTGATGTCCCGATGTAGAGGTGAACAACCCGGTGTCCGGGAACGTAGTTTATTGGCGTGAACAGCCGGGACCAGAGAACGGTGGCTCCTGGGGGAAATCCAGTCTCAGAGAAGCCGTCATCAATGCCGAGGGCAGACGCTCCGCTCTGGGCATAGGCAATGATCGCGTCCCTGATTTGCTGTAAGCCATCAGCTGGGAAAATTTTCGGATTGACGATCTCAAGCTGGAGCTCGATGTAGATCGGAAGCGGAGTTGGCCGAGTCCAGCTAACGACATAGGCCTCATCCTGTGCATCGAATAGCGTCAGGGACGTATTGCCAAACCATGCCGAGGCTATGCCGGTGCGCGCCAGCAGCGTATAGGCAATGTCCTCGTCGAGACCGCCAACTACGACGGCTGCGACGGATTTACCCGGTATGCCATTGCTGTCAGTAACAAGGGTGTTGTTCTGCCTGACTCGTGCATAGGTGACGCCCGGAAGGTTGGCAAGGTTTGCATACACAGACTCGACAGGGCTCGCAGCAGGCGCCATGGTGGAGCGATTACGGCGCTGACGAAGCTCTGTATCCGTCTCGATGTTGCGGCCGACTTGGGCATCTGCTGGGTTACTGACGGAGATCAGGCCAGGGTATGGCGTTACGATCCTGTTGATCGTTCCAGCTGGCGCGCTGACTGGCCCAGATACTGTGCACTGAACGCTGATCGAACCAAGGCCGCCAACATCCAGCGTTACATCGGACAGAGTCGCCCACTGGTTGATGTTGTTCTGATCGGACACCAACTGCCCGGAGGGGATTACGGCGAGCGGGGTTCCTACCAAGTCTACGGTTGCGGTTGAGTTTGCCTCATCAAGCCGCGTGATACCGTTCAGCTGGACCAAGGCGCTCTGCGATGGGCCGGTCGCCATGTTCGGGTCAAACTGCTGGTAGACGAGCTGCATGGCCTCCCACCCAAGGCCTACGCCTTCAAGGGGAACCTGAACAACCTGCATGGCCGGGTCGTCAGCTTCGAAGTCAGCCTGCAGTGATTCGCCACTCACTGGGTCTACGATGGTGCGCAGATTTTCCTGGGCATCACTATTCACATCGGCCAATCGCTTGGCTTCAAATCCCGTCGATGATACGCCGGCCATTGGTTAAACCTCGAAAGTAGTTGTTTCGCTGGTGCCGTCTGCCAATTTTAGGCGAGCCTCGCCATCGACAGATACGCGCCTGAAACTGTCCTGGGAGATGTCGAGAGACACGATCCGGTCGACCTCGTCAACATTCAGAATCTCGCGACGGATGATTGCGCCGACTTCGGCCTCGGTCTTCTTGCCGCCAAGGATTCCATCTGCGCCCAAGTACGGGATGCCTTTGTCAGCGTCAAGGAACCACTCGCCACGGTTAATGCTCAGCGCGGTGAAGATTCGATCGCGGGCAGCATCGGCGCCGGTCGAGAGAACGATTCGACCGTCCTTGATCTGATAGTCCGGCTGGCCAAGTCCATCGCGCCGGAGGAGGAATGAGAAGGCCATATCAGGGCACCGTGATGAATTGGTTGGCGGTGACGGTGCCGTTGATGATCTGGTTGCCAACCTGGCCAAGATTGCCAGTAAGGGCAAGCAAGCCATTGATGTCGACCGGAGCGTTGATATGCAGCCCTGTCGCATCCAAGGTGACCGTCATGGCACCAACCGTCAGTTTGATCTCGCCAGCCTTGATGCTGAGCACAGTAGAGGCCTCGGCATCCTGAATGGTGATTGCCTCAGTCGGATAATTGGCTATTTGGACTGACTCGCGGAGCACGCCAGGGTAATAGACCGAGTCGCCAAGATCGCTTTGTCTGGGGGTCTGCATGTCTGGCGGTGGGCCTACGCCCTCCCCATGCTGCCAGTTGTCGATAGCGCGCATCATCGGGAACAGCACGCCATCATCACCGGCGGTCATCGGCGGACAGATGAACAGGCCTTTCTGGGTTGACCCATACATCATGACTGGGGCGCCACGGACCTCGGAGCGCGGGATTTCTGCCGTCACGCCTTCAAGGCGCTGTGTCTTACTGATAGCTGGCTGTGCATCAACCGTTGCCCCGGATGCCGACACATTGGTCAGGACTGCAGGACTGGCTCCGTCCTTCTTCAATAGCTCGCGGTCAATCGCAACCCTGAGCGATTCTGCCTCGGGCGTATCCACTGTCATCATTGTCATGAGGTCACCTTGAGTGATTGGGCCTTCAGCGTTGCCTGGCCGTGGCTGTCGAATGCAAGGTTAACAGACGTTGACTTGTAGCTCCCATTGAGCGCCGGATTGATCAGGCTGTCGATGGTCATCCTATCGCCTGGCTTCATGCGGGCATCGAACTTTGCCACGATCTCGACACCGACGTTTTCTGCTGTCGGACCATTCAGAAGCGGAACTGCGCTGATCAGGTTTCGCTCGGAGGTGAAGAAGAATTCACGGCCTGTATCTTTTTGGTCCATGACTGCCTGGATAACTCCATCCTGTACGGACCAGCTGAACCCGTACTGGTCGCCTAGCTTGTTGAGTTGTTCGGTACTTGATCCGCTGAATTGCTGGCCCTTCTGGAACAGGTTCCCGTCAACTTGGATGTCACCCACGGTCACACCAGGCATAGACGAAGCGATGTCCCGAACCACCGAAGCGATAGGGGTGCCACCAGAGAATGCCCTCGTGTAGGCGCCGCGCACCATGCCGCCATATCCGTCGAGAGCAGTGATCTTCAGCACGACATCTGCGCCCTGGCGCTCTGGTATGGCCGACAGTATCGAGCCAGACGCCACAATCCCTGCGCTGTCCGCTGAAGATGAGTAGCCGGCCAAGAGCTGGATCTTGGTTAGGTTGCCTCTGATTGACTGCATGGTCTTCTGGGACAGGCCCCAGATCGCAATGTCGATCTTGTTCGGGTCGCCAGTTACGGTTTTGTTGGCGTTAAAGACAACGCGCAGGCCGCGACTTGAACCATCAGCGATGATGCGAATGGCCTCGCTTGTCGAGCCCCCCCCCTGCCATTCGGCAAGGGGGCCAACAATCAGCTCGCAGTAGCGTAGAAAGTCCATCACTTGACCTCTAACGCAGAAAGCCTTGCTTCAATCGCATCAAGCCTTTCCCAGCACTGCTGAACAGCCTTTATCGTCGGCGGGATGAATTCGTCATAACCCAGCGAGAAGACGTCTTCACCGCCGTTAATGGCGTGGTGTTGCAAGCCACCGAAATCAACGCCAAGCCTTTCGCACAACTCAGCTACTTCCTGAGCAATGAACCACTGATGCATACGAGTTCGTTTGCGGCTTCCGTCCTTCTCGATCAGGGTGACGTTACCTTCTTCGTCTATCTCGCGGTAGTCTTCCCGAATATCCCAACGACCTTGTTTCGCTCGAAGTCCAAGTATGAATTCAATACCGAGCTCTGTTTCTTGCACATCGGCTTTATCACGTGCATCTGAACGGTTTTGTACCGTACCGTATACATAAGTCGTGGTTGCCGAGTCCCCAAGCTGAATCTGGTCACTGCCGGTTGCAACCGAAAAGCTGCCAAGACAGGTAACGTTCGAATAGTTATTCGACATCGCGCCAGCGCCAGGCCCAAAGAAGGCGTTTCTAGTCCCGGTGTTGCCAACACCTGCCTGGGCGCCGCTGGATATGGTGTAATCGCCGTTGGCCTCCGCCAGAGCGCCATTTGCAACGCTCTGCTGCCCAACAGCTTTGGCTTCCTCACCGTTCGCAGTGCTACGCACACCTTGGGCCAACGCCATGTAGCCGGTGGCCGTCCCAAGGTCGGAAAGGACTTGTGACTGGTACCCGTTGGCCGTGCCGTTCGAAACTGGTGAACCTGCAGTTCCAACGCGAGCCTGCACGCCGGTAGCGGTGCCGCCGTCTCCATACACCCAGGATTCAGCGCCAGTACAGGTGACATTGTCATAGTCGGCGACAGCAACACCCGTGCCGTATCCAGCAAATGCGCCAGTGTAGGTGCAGTTTGTGCCGCCTGAATTCATGGCTCCAGTGTTGGCCCCCCAGTAGGAGTTGGCCGAACCATAAATATCATTCTGCCCCGCGCACCAGCCACTTGCCGAACAATAGTCGCCAGCGATGTGCAGCCACAGGGAGTGGAAGCCAGACGCGGTCAGTCTGCTGCCTACAGTATTCGACGTGAGAGACTTGTAGCCGTTGGCTGTGTTTTCGCGCCCCTTGGTGTTCATTTTAAGAGCGGAGTAGCCGCTGGCATCGTTGCTGCTGGTGTTGTTGAACATTAGGGAGTATGGGCCGGATCCCCGGTTCTGATCGCCGAATAGGCAGCTAGCAAGAACGTTAGCCCCCTCAGCCAGGTTATGCGCCCCCGGCAAAGGGTTGCCGTCATTCATTTTGACGCCGAGAGTCCTTGGGTCTCCCAGGGCAAGGTCATTGCTCAAATAGCCGCCGGTCTTAATTCCGGCCGGAGCGTGTTGGCCATTGGCGCCGGAAGCCATGCCCGCAACTGAAAACTTCGTGGGCCGCACAACCGGGAAAACCTTCACGTAATACAGCTGCCCTGCCCAGGAGGTATCGGTGGATACCACGATTTCGCTGAAATTCGTGCCCGAGGTGAAATAAACGAATTGATAGGTCTCGTCATCAATTGGGCGGTTGTTCTCAGTGCCGTTCGTAGTGACCCCGCCCACCACGAAAGGGTAGCCATTCGGGTGATCTGGCCACAGGGAAATCCCATCGAGCTTTATGTTTACGCTTCCTCGCGCCGTGGTTTTTATGCGCATCTCAACCAGGTAGTGCCCGAACAAATCTGGGCCCGGGACAGGCCCTGTCATCGTCGCTACTGTGCCGGCCCCATGGACTCCTGCAGAATCGAAATTAACACGGGCAATGGTTCCCATATCAGGCCCGAGGTTAGCGCCAAGGGATGCATAATCCTCTTCGTTTTGCTTGACGTTACCCCATGCGAATTCATTCGCGACACCTGACCTTTCTGCAAGTGGATCAAGAATGTCATTTACGTTTTGCAGGCTATCAGAGAGGCCAGAAACCTCATCTCGGATGTACTCGGTCCTGTTCAGGAGCGCCTGGGCTTGCTGGTTCATAGGATTCCCTGTTCCGCCAAGCGCCAGAGTATTTGTCTCAAGCTGGGGAACTGGGGTCAGTGCTGGTGTTGGATTCAGTTCTGTCATGATCACTCCGCTTCTACTTTTTGGCCGTTTAGGTAATAGGTCCCATCAAGCATCCATGAACCGTCCAGTACCAGCAGGGGAGGCCCTGGAGGCGGTTGCGTGTACATGGCCCTGACATCAAACGGCAGCTCAGTAAGGAACTGGGATTCTATCTCGTTGGCTTCCCACTCGCCCGGGGAAAACCACCAGAGCTTGGCTGTTCTACCAAGCGAGTCTTCTGTGTTGTTTTCTCCGCCGTCCAGGGTGAATACCCTGAACTGTCCGAATACCCTGGTCAGGTTCGGCTGGGCGGCTAAAACGTTGATGACCGGCACAAGCGCCAGCCCTTCTGCAATTGGCAGGCCATTAGGCCCGAAAATGTCCATGTACCAGGCTGGAACTGTTGGGTTCCAGTAGGTCCTGATGGATAGCAGGTTGTTGCCCAGGAGCACCTGAATGCGCCTATCGCCTGTGCTGTTAACGGGGAGTATCAAAGCCATGGTTTACCTCGTGAATATTTGGCTGAGCACGGATCCGGATGCGCCGGCAGCCTTCTTGTCTGCTGTGGTCGGCGTGGTCGCTTCTACGCGCCCGGCGTTTGTTTGGGTGCTGGCTGTTTTCTTCACCGGCTTGCTGAGCTTGGCTTCAGGGATCGTTGTTCGCTCGAGCAGGGCTTGCGGAACCTCCTGGAATGCTATGCGCCCACGGAGAGCGCCAGTGAATGGCCCGGTATGCTCGGCCGATACGGCGGTGATTGCCATCGATGGATAGGTACGGTGTCGCGTTACCACCTCATACAGCCCCCGCTCCTTGATCTTTGTTCGAAGCGAATCGAGGAGAGTTGCCGCCCGGTTGCCGTAAGACTGCCCGTCCTGGTCGAGGTTGCTCATAACCCAATACACCTCGAGGGTGTCTGGATTCTCGACGATATGGTCGGCCGCAGTAGCTCCTGACTCGATCGTGTAGTTCGTGGGCGAAGCACTGAAGTTGTGGTATTCGCCGGTCTTGAGGTCTACCTCTGGGCCATCAGTGATGACCTGGAGGTTGTTCCCGCTGAACAATGCTACTGCCATGAACCCTCCTACGCCGTGACAGGGCCGCTAAGCCCCGGGCTGGTCTGCTGCAGCGACGATCCTAGACCACTCTTGCTCACCACGGCATTGCCTACGGCAGCGGGGTCGCCGGCCCCGTTCACGTTGATCGTGGTGTTGTTGGTCTGGTTGCTTGACCCGCCAGCACCAGCGACCACGCCTGCCTCTACTGGGGCAGACGACGGGGCGCTACCGAACACGCCGCCGAAGAAGTCGCCGATCTTTCCGGCGTAGTTCTTGGCAAGGTCGAAGATCACGTCGAACTGCTTGGTGAACAGGTCGGACAGGACCGAGAACGGGTTAGCGCCAGAGATCACGGCCTCAATCGCGGACATTACGTTTTTGATGGTGCCGACGATGGCCATGAACACATCGGAGACGATCCCGGCGGCTGTTGTAAAGGCTGCTACCAGGCCACCCCCGACCAGCGACATCAGCTTTCCGACCCAGTCAATAATCGTCCCGATACCCCCCGTGATCGCCGGGTACGCTGCCATGAAGCTTTCGACCCATCCGCCGATGATCGACTCGCCCCCGGTGAAGGCAGAGTAGAGGTCATCGAGAACGATGATGATCGCGCCTATGGCCACAGCCATCAGCAGGAATGGCCAGGTGGCCGCGATTGCAGCCACCGCAAGTGCTCCGAGGGCAATAGCCACGGTGATGGCAATCGCCTGCGTGGCGTCAAGACCCTCGACCAGTCCATCCATGGGGCCGATGAACTTCATGACCTGGTCATAGACATAGCCGATGGCCGCGCCGAACATCTTGAACCCCTGGCCGACGCCCTCGACGACCTGAGTCACGGCGCTTGAGATGAACTGCCGGTTTGCGCCTACCCAGTTGGTGAATGCATCAAGAGCGTCCGCCATCCCCGGCAGCAGGCCGACAGATATCGACTTGCCGAGGGCGTCGACCACTGAGCGAGAGTTGAGCAGGGAACTCTGGAAGCGTGCGGCCTTGTCCTTCGCCGCGGTATCCAGCACCAGGCCGAGCTTCTGCGCCTCGCTGCGCAACTGGCTGATGCCCTTGCCGCCCTGCTGGAGAACCTTTAGGGCGCTTGGGCTGAGGCCGAGCTGATCGGTGAACTTGTTCTGCTCGCCCTTGCTCAGCGTTTCGAATTTCTCGGCGATGTCCATCAGGACCTCGTCGGTGGAGCGCAGCTTGCCGGCGGCGTCCTTTGCGTTCACGCCAAGCTCTTTCAGTGCGTCGTTGTCGTCCAGGGTCTTCGACAGGTTCTCAAGGTCGGTGCGGAACTCCTCGACCTCGGCGCCTGACTTCTGCGCGGCAAACTCAAGCTCTTGGAATGCTTCGAAGCCAATGCCGAATGCATCGGCCATCTTCCCGGTTTGATCTATCGCGGCGGCCTGCTGCACTGCGTAGGCACCCACTGCGCCAGCTGCAGCTACAAGGGCAGCTCCCACGGCCGTTGCAGCCGTGGTGACGCCCCCAAGGATCTTGCCGAACCCGGAGGCGGTTGATTCGGCCTTGGGGTCGGTCTTCAGGCCGAGGATCGTGACAAGCTCGTCAACCACGCTCATTTGTTGTTCCTCATTCGTTCGGCCAGCACATGGCTTTCCCAGTCGATCCAGTCGTCCAGATCAAGGATGTCATGCATTCGCCATATGTCATCCCAGGAATACTTCCAGTCGCGGAGGTCGGGCCATGTAACGCCGAGGCCGCCCTTGAGCAGGCGGCCTATTGCGTAATCAATCCTCCATTCTTCTGGGATCTCGATGGACGGGCGGCGGGCACCCGATACCTCTAGCCCTTGCCGCCGAGCCCGAAAAAACCCTGGCAGTTGACGCGGATCGCCCACACCAGAACCAGCAGCAGATGGTCTGGGTGATCGGCAAACCACTGATTGAAAGCGAGATCATCGTGAAGCTTTCGGTCTGCGAACAGGTTGCCGCGCACGAACTCAAGACCGATCTCGTACAGGGCATCAGCATCGATCTTGCCGATTCCGCCGGCCATCGCCGAAATCAGCTGGGGGGTTTCCATCAGGTCCTTCATGCGGTCCTTCGCGGCCTCGCCATCCTTCGGCGTCTCCTCGCCATCCTTGCGATCCATGTAGGCCTGGACGAGGTCTTTGATGGTGCCGACATCCGACACGGCTACCGCCAGCAGCTGGATAACCTTGGTGGCCAAGCGGCCGCCTCGGATTGGGTCCAGCTTCACCAGTCGGTACGCCTGGCCTTTGATCTGCTCGGTTGCGATTGCTTCACTCATGGTCTTTTCCTGGTCTTAGTAGATGATCTTCTGAACGTTGAACACAACGGTCTGAGCGCTTGGGGTTTTGCCGCCAGTGTTGACGGCGCCGAGGTCGGAGATGCTGCAGCCCTCAAGCCGGATGGCCTGGTTTGCCGCGGTGATGATCTGGATATTGAACAAGCGGGCCGCCGAGGTTTTCTGAGCGCGCCAGAGGTCCGTGTATTTGTCCAGGCTTTCGC